ATACGCCCCTTCCCGCCGTGCTTTTTGAGCTTGTCTTTCTGATGGGCGTCGCCCTTCAGCTTCAAGCCCGGACGCTTTTTGCCCATTCCCTTGTGCTTCACTTCGATCTCCTTCTCGGTTGGGAGGGAGGGGAAGGCTTCCCCCGAAGTCCGCCCCTCTATTCCGGTTGACCCTTATCTCGGGGAGCCGCCTTGTGAACAGCTCGTTTCCGGGATCGAGGGGTGGTTAACGCTTTTTGCCGCCGTGCTTCCGGCCCTTTTTGCCGCCGTGGCGCTTGCCGCGGTTCGCAACATCGAAGGTGTTGGTCATGGTGATAATCCTTTCTCCAGACCCGGCCCCAAACGCAAAGCGGCCCGAACGGGTATCTATTCCGTTCGGGCCGATTGCAAACCTGGAAAGGTTAAGGAGTCGGTGTCCCGATATTCGCTGATTGCAGTATGTTCCGCTCAGCCTTTGCGTGTCAAGGGTTTACCCACAATGGGCTGATCGACCGAAGCCCGGTCCTCGGCACAGATCGCCGTAGCCACCCCCCGGAACACGTGCATCGTGATGGTTCCGGTGAAGCTGGAGCCGTCTATTATAATAGACAAGACACGCTCGGCCGCCCGTCTCAGAGAGTCGTCATCCACTGTGAAACTGCGGCTCCGGACCACGTGCCGGGTCTCTTTCATGGCCCTCCGGATTGGAGTTGGGCTCGTCATTCCTATTTTATTCCGATATTCCCATTTCATTCGGATGTGCTGATGATCGGACGCCCGCCGCCCTTGACTTCCTGGTGCGGCGCCGTCTTGTTGCTCGGTGGCCGCCCGCCGGCCTTTGTGCTGCCGCTCGGCTTCCCGCCTAACGCCTCCACGATGTTGTTTTCGATTGCTTCTGCCTTGATGACGGCCTGAATCCGCGCGGCGTGGTGGATCTCTTCCTCTTTCTCGTTGTAGTACCGCTCCTGTTCCGTGTTCCCGTCCGGGATGCCTGTGTCCGGGATCTCCATCGACTGCATGGTCGTTGCCGCGCTGATCGGCAAGCCCCGCTGCCGGGCCTGTAGCAGCATCAACCGGTAGGCCATCTGCGTGATTTCGTGCGCCGAATGGGGCATCAGGTAGTAGCGCACGTTCTCCGCAAACCAGCGCGCCCGTTGGGCTTGGCTGTACTTCGAAGGAATAACCGCTTGCGAGACCGGATCGTGTACCGTCTCGTCGGGCAGGTGGCTCGGCGTGATGCTCGCCGGGTTGTAATCGAAGACCTGGTTGTCCATCGACTCGGGGCCTACGATCTGCATCAGCCGCGCCGTGTTCTCATACTGCAGGATCAGCCAGCCGACCTGCTCGCCGACCCTGCCAAGAGACATTTCCATATCCCGGCACATGTCGCGCACTACCGGGCCGTTGGCCGCAACCAGCGCCTCGATCTGATCCATGCCCTTGCCGAGCGCCCGGGCCTTGCCCAGTTCCACGATGTCCCGGACCTGGAGCTGGTAGTCCAGTTCTTCCTGGTACTCCTTGCGCATCGCGAGCGTCTGCGGGCTGATCTGGTAGACCTCTGGACCCACGACGCTCTGGAAGGGCTTCCCGTCCACATAGTTCCCGTCGTAGCCGTAGCGCCCGTTGGGCTCGAAGGGATCGACCTCTTTGGCCTCCTTAAGCGTGACCGCGTTCAGATCGTAGGCCAGCGGCATGTTCATCTCGGCCGTGATCTTGGTGTGTGCGCCGTTGTCGATCTCGTCGATCGCCGCCTGCAGAGCATAGCCGTCCTCAACCAAGTTGAATCCGATTGGTTCCCACGGCCAGCGGTCGAGCGCGAAAGGGATCAGGTCGCATTGCCCATGCCAGTTGAAGGCCGGGCCGTCGTACATGAGGCAATCCTGCGAGGAGATCAACTGCCGGCGGTAGGGATACATCCGCGCGTCGTTCTCATTCGCCTTGCGCGTCAACTCGTGACCGTTTTCGTCGCGGCCGGCGGAGATCTCCGCGCCGAGCGCCGGGACTTCGTAGTACCACGGGCTGCCGGGCTCGCCCATCGGCAGGGTGTGTGCTCCCAGATTCAAGCTATTGTCGATCACCGTAGACCAGCGGATCGGGATGTAGTTATCCGCCATGTCGTCGTTGTCGCGCTTGCGGAACAGCGACGATGCCCGCTGCCAGGCATTCTGCTTAGCGGCGCCGCGGATTTCGCTCGCGTACCAGTAGCGCGAGGACGTCGGCTTGAGCCGGTCCTGGAAGTCTGGGAACTTCGAGTGCGCCATATAGATCGGCATTTCGTCGAGCAGCGTCATGACGTAGGCTTCCTGGAAGTCGCCGTTCATGGGCACCTGCGTCGGCAAAACTGATGGCATGCCGTAAGTCAACAGCTTGATCGAGCCCTTGCCGCGCCCTGCCTGGTCGCGCATGTAGACCGGCCGCATCCAGCCGGTACAGGTCGCCGCGGCCCAAGCCAGAACTTCCTTCACCGAGCGGTCCCAACTGCCCTCCAGGTACAGCGCCCGCGCCGTCTTGTTCATCATCCCGGCGTAGTCTGCATACGCCTTGGCCGCGTGCCAGCCCCAGATCGGGCGGATGTTCGAAAGCCCGGAGATCGAGACGCGGATGTTTGTCTTGAGGCGCTTGCCCGTGATCCGGGAGCGACCGTTTACCAGATCCCGCGTGGACTCCTGGCCGGAGATGATGTCGAGCGCCCGCCTGTACCCCTGCGAGCCCTGCACGCCGCGCTGCGACTTGACCCAGCGCTCCCCTTCCTGGCACTGTTCGTCGAGCCAGCCGAGGCGGTACTTTTCGGGCTCCTCCGCCGAGGGGCACTGCCATGATTTCGGGACGGTCAGGGACACTTAAAACCTCACAGTGAATTGTCGCCGATCATGCGGTCTTCAATCTTTGTTCCCGAGTCCATCTGCAACGCCCACAGGTAGTCGTTATGCTCCTTGAGCCGCTGCGCGTACTTGTCGCGCTTGCTCTCGCTCAGCGCCATCCAGCAGCGGATGAACTCCTTCTCGTAGGCGGAGGTACTGGACGACACAAGTCGCGCGTACATCGCGCTTGAGACTTGCTTCTTGACGTTCTCGCGCTCCCTGCCCACGACTTCAGACTGGTGCTCGCGCTCGCGCATGGCCTGCTCGATCAGTTGCTTCTCAAGCTGCTGCGCCTCTCGGAGCGTGCCCGCCTCGCACCACTCCCACTCGTGCCGGTACCGCTGATCGTAGAGCATGTGCGCGACTTCGAGGCCGTGGCCCTTCTCATGCGGCGCCAGGATCACGTAGCCGTCCGAGCCGCGCTTGAAGTAGATGATCGGGTTCAGCGTGCCGTTGGCGAATCCCGTGTTAGCCATTCATGGCCTCCGTGAATAGTTGGGCTTGCGCCAGTTTGGGATTGAGTATGCTCCGACGCAGGCGGTTGGCTGCGATCTCACAATACTTCTCTTCCAACTCGCATCCGACCGCACGCTGCCCCGACCATCTTGCCGAGATAAGGGTCGTCCCGCTGCCCATGAATGGGTCCAGAAAGACGCCGCCCGCCGGAGGAGTCACTAGTCGCAGGAGATAGTTCATCAGGTCCAGCGGTTTGACGGTCGGGTGGTTGTTGCCCGTGCCACGCTCGGAAGATGACGCCTTCGCGGTGTAGAAGAAGCGCGATGCGCCGCCGGAGTCGCCAGCGGTACCGAGTTCACATCCGGATTCGTAGTTTCCAAACACGCTCTTGGTCTTCAATGTGGTGCGGTTTCCGTCCCATACCCCGGAGGTAAGTTCGCCGCTCTGTTCGTCAAGCATCGCCGCCGCTTCCTCATCCAGGAGCACGTTCGCGGGCCAGCGGCCAAGGTCCGTGTCACCGACTGCTTTACTTCCAGCGAGCCCTTGGCTGTACGCTTTCCGGTTGGCGTCACTGTCCTCGTTGCGTCGTGCCTCCCGCAGCGGACGGCTCGCTGCCTCAATCCGCCCCCCGTCGATGTTCAGCCCCGCTACGCCGTGCGCGAGTGCGTTCCCTGCGAACGTCCCATCGCAAGGCTTCATCGCCAGGATGATCGGCTCGTAGGCGGGCTTGAGGGCAGTTCCGTAGCCGTTCCAGAGTTTCGCGGCGTCGGTTGCGGGTACCGTAACTTGCTTCTGCGATAAGTCCCTGATGTCTTCGCGGCCTTCTGCTTCCCGCCATCGCGTATTGATCGCCGACGAAGACCGCTGTACCCCGTCGAAGGTTGATCTGGGATCTCGAATGCCTGTGACCTCCCGCTCCGCCCCCGCCGCCTTGTCGATGGCTTTGGAGATGTCCAGCGACTTCGGGAACCCGCTCCCATACAGCCACATCAGGCAGTCGCGGATCTCAAACCCGGCGTCCTCAATGGCGCACATCAGGCGGTGATGCGTGCGCGTTCCACCGAAGGCCATCAGGTGGGCCCCGGGCTTCAGCGCATCCATAACGGGTGCCCAGAAGTCCA